GGAAAAAGCGCAGGAAAACAGTTTGTTAAGCAACCGGCAAAAATTGCCGCTAAGACTGCGAGATTTAGATGACCACGAGCGGCTCAACCGACTTTAATCTTGAGTTCACCGACATAGCTGAAGAAGCTTTTGAGCGGGCTGGGCGCGAGATGCGTTCGGGGTATGACCTGCGTACTGCACGTCGTTCGATGAACCTGCTGACAATTGAGTGGGCAAATCGTGGCATTAATATGTGGACGATTGAAGCAAGCTATATTCCATTAGTTCAAGGCACTGCCACATACGATTTACCTAACGATACGATTGACTTGCTCGAACACGTTATAAGGACGGGTGCAGGTAATGCCTCAACGCAAACTGACCTCACACTTACAAGGATTAGTCTTCCCACCTACGCCACAATCCCAAACAAATTGGCTCAAGGCAGACCGATACAGATTTACATCAGCCGCAATTCTGGGGCAACCTACCCAGCAACAAGCGCATACGCACCTGGACAAACAGCATACCCTCAAGTCACAATTTGGCCTGTCCCTGATCAAGGGACGTTAGCTTCGCCGTACTATCTATTAGTCTACGCACGTCTGAGGCGCATTCAGAATGCTGGCGACGGTATTCAAACTCAGGATATGCCGTTTAGGTTTCTTCCCTGTATCACGGCAGGGCTAGCGTATTACATAGCCCAGAAAATCCCCGAAGGTACAGATCGTATCCAGATGTTAAAAGCTGCTTATGAAGAGCAGTGGAACCTCGCTGCTGGTGAGGATCGTGAGAAAGCTGCTGTTCGGTTTGTACCCCGTAGGATGTATCTAGGTAATACTGGGAGTTTTTAATGCCCAATCAGTTTGCAGCGGGTAAATATGCCATTGCACAGTGCGATAGGTGTAACTTTCGCTATAAACTGAAGCAGTTAAAGTCGTTGGTAATTAAAACTAAGAATGTGAACATTCTTGTTTGCCCTGAGTGTTGGGAAAAAGATCAACCGCAACTTCAGCTTGGTATGTATCCGGTATATGACCCACAAGCCATACGTAACCCAAGAGTAGATTCAAATTCGTACTACCAATCAGGTTTAAATGGGTTACAGATTGAGCCTGTAAATGATGACTCAAGTCAAGATGAGAATGGGGTTCCCTCCGGGGGTAGTAGAGTTATACAATGGGGTTGGTATCCTGTTGGTGGGGCAAGATCATTTGACACTGCGTTAACCCCAAATGACTTAATTGGGGTTGGGGTTGTTAATTCAGTAACTGTTTCTTAGGGGTAAATAATGGATAAGAAAGATTTAGCGCAAGACAAAAAGATGATTGCTGGTGCAGTGCACAAGCATGAGAAAGCCAAGCACAAAGGTGCCCCACTGACTAAGCTTAAGAAGGGCGGTCCTACGGGTATGGACATGCGGAAAATGGGCCGTAACATGGCTCGCGCACGTAATCAGGGGTAAATAATGGCTAGCTACAGCATGAAAAAAGGTGGGAAAGAAGTTGGCCCTGCGTCAACTTACGCCGAGCCGCATACGATGAAGGGCAAAAAGACTAAGGTTGAAGCCAACCCCGGTTCTGGCCCTGACCACAGTAGTTCAAATACGCTGGCTATGAGTGTCGGTGCGTATACTAATAAACTTGAGAAGCCCATTAAAACTGATGGTATCAAGATGCGTGGTGCTGGAGCGGCTACTAAAGGCACAATGTGCCGGGGTCCGATGGCGTGAATTATACGGAGTTAAAAACTGCGATCCGAGGGTACGTTGAAAACGACTTCCCGACGATAAATATGACGGACTCCAGCACTGTTTGGAGTTCTGATGACCAGCTCGCTACGTTTGTTCAGCAGGCTGAGCAGCGCATTTATAACTACGTGCAATTCCCCTCTTTACGCAGAAATATATTAGGTAATACGTCAGCTAACAACCCTTACTTGTCTTGTCCTGATGATTTTCTTGCGCCGTATAGTATGGCGGTGATTGGTATTGCGGATAGCCGGTATTATTACTTGCTTAACAAAGACGTTAACTTTATTCGGGAAGCCTATCCTGTACCTACAGGGGCGGGGAACACAGGACGCCCACGGCATTACGCTATTTTTGGCCCAACAGTAATAAATAATGTTGTTACTGATGAACTAAGTTTTATTCTTGGGCCAACACCTGATGCTAGCTATACAATAGAACTTCACTATTACTACTACCCAGAATCTATTGTGACGGCGGGTACAACTTGGCTTAGTGATAATTTTGACTCTGTATTGCTGTATGGTGCCCTTCGTGAAGGGTACTTTTTTATTAAAGCTGAGCAAGAAATGATGGCTGCGGTGCAGTCAAAGTACGATGAAGCTCTTGCGCTTGCTAAACGTCTTGGTGATGGTATGGAACGTCAAGATGCTTATAGGTCTGGGCAAGTTCGGTATCCGGTGAAGTAATATGGCAATCGTTCAAACCATGTGCACAAGTTTTAAGGCAGAAGTGGCCCAAGGATTGCACAATTTTACGGCGGGGTCAGGGGATATTTTTTATATTGCCTTGTACGTCGCAACTGCCAATCTCGGAGCGGGTACTACTGAATACAACGTGCTCACTCCGGGTCAGGCGAGTGGAACCAATTACACCGCTGGTGGGATTGCACTTACAAACATCACGCCTCTTGCAGCCAACGGTACAGGCTATTGGTCATTTCAAAACGCAACCTTTTCAAACGTTACTCTTACATGCGCTGGAGCGTTGATTTATAATTCAACTAATGGTAATCGTGCGGTTTGTGTTTTAAACTTTGGGCAGACGATAACCAAGACTTCTTCTGACCTTGTAATTACCTTCCCACCTATGGGCGCAACTGATTCTGTATTAAGGATTTCATAATGGAAAACAGCAAAGCAAGTGATGTTGTTGCAAGTGGGTTGATTGCTCGCCCCGGTTCTAATGAATCAGGAATTGCAATGGGTGAGTATTTCTTTGAGTGCTATGACAAAGACGGCAATCTTAAGTGGACAGATACGGCAAAGAATACCGTTGTAAGTACGGGCTTACAAAATATGTGTGGGGTTGGATTGGATGGAACAACTACTCGATACACCACTTGGTATGTTGGGTTAAAAGGTGCTGGTACAGTTTTACCTGGGAATACTTTAGCAAGTCATGGCTGGACGGAATTTGCTGCGGGCACTGACTATACTGGAAGCCGCCCCCTGTTTATACCTAACACCGTTGCAACAACGGCCACACCCTCTCAGGTAACAAATAGCTCATCTAAAGCTCCGTTCAGTATTCTTACTTCTATCACGGTAGCTGGGGCGTTGTTATGTTCCGTGTCTACAGGAACATCCGGAATTTTATTTTCTGCCGGAGACTTTGCGACCCCAAGAACGGTAGCTAACGGCGATACCCTCCAAGTAACGTATCAGTTTAACTTGTCTGCATAATGGCCTTCGTTGTTGCTGATCGTGTACAAGTTACTGTATCTGCGCCGGGGTCGGCTACAACCATAACCCTAGGCGCGGCGGTAACTGGATTCCAAGACTTTGCAGTTATTGGTAACGGTAATAGCACTTACTACACGATAGCTGATCAATCTGGTTCTAACTGGGAAGTTGGAATTGGAACTTACACATCTTCTGGTACAACGCTGTCAAGGGATACGGTGCTATCTAATTCTGCCGGAAACACAAGCAGAATAAATTTTAGCTCTGGAACCCAAAACGTATTCGTAACACTTCCTGCTGAAGCAACGCTGGCGAATTCGCCTAATCTAGATGGCGGCATACCCTCAACTAACTATGGCGGCGCACAGGCTATCAACGGAGGAGCACCCTAATGGCCGTTCAAATTCAAACCCGTAATGGCACTGCTGCTCAGTGGACATCTGCTAACCCTACTTTGATGGTGGGGGAAATCGGTACTGAAACGGACACAGGGCGATTTAAAATTGGCAATGGCTCCACGGCTTGGAACAGTCTTACTTATGCTGCAAGTGCAAAATGGCAGGGTGCTTACAGCGCTGGCACTGCATATGTAGTAAACGACGTTGTTTCATACAACAATTCATCCTATATCTGCATACTTAACTCGACCGGCAATTTGCCTACCAACACAACCTATTGGTCACTTTTAGCTCTTGCAGGAACCAACGGTACAAACGGCACAAACGGCACATCATTTATTTGGCGCGGGGCTTACAACGGCGCAACAGCGTACGTTGCTAATGATGTAGTCAGCTATAACAACTCGACTTACATTTGTATTCTGGCATCGACGGGCAATCTACCCACAAACGCAACTTACTGGAGCCTTATGGCTTTAGCTGGTGCTGGTGATGTAGTTGGTCCTGCTGGTGGATCTACTGACTCAGTGCTTGCAGTCTATGATGGCACGTCGGGCAAGTTGCTTAAGAACAGCACGATGCCTATTAGCTCGGTGGGCTATATCGGCTCACCTCAAGTTTCTGGTGGTGCATCTGCCTATACGCTTGCGCT